ATCGCAAGACCGGGACTGGATGTTGATTTGAATTTATGCCCGTTTTGAAAGGAGAAAAAATGGAAATTGATAAATCAAAATTAAAGTTGGGAATTTGGTATGAGGATGAAAGCGGAAATTTAATTAAGCCAGAAGATGATTTGGCATGTGAAGCACCAGAAGGAGCGAGAACGTACCATTCCTGCTTTCCGTTACAAATAACAGAACACGTTTATGTAGTGCATGGCAAAGCTGAGAAGGAAACGTGCAAACACAAAAGAAAATATTGGAAAAAGTATACAGATCTGATAAAGGGATTAAAAGGCCATATATGCACTAATTGTGGGTGTAGCCAAACAAGAAAGTGGTGGCAGCCATGGGGAAGAAAATGGGATTACGGAACGGATACTACACCACTTATTGACTTTCATACAAGTATTGGAGGTGGAAATCAAGATGTCATAATGGCAATGGTAAACAGCGGAGATTATACATTACAGGAAGCACTCGTTGTTTTTTCTACGGCCTGCGAAAGATGTATGAATGTGCTTGCATACAAGTATTTGAACGGAGCAGATGGGTACGAAGAATATTCAGATGAGTGGAAAAAATGCAATACTGAATGCGATTTTTGCAAGAATAGTTAAATTGAGATTCACGAACCATACAGGGAGGAAACAAAATGAAACAGTAGACAGAAGAAGAACTTATTAATGACGGAAACAGATTAAGAAATGCTGAAATCACAAATGTATCATTAAATTTCAAAGATCACGGAGTACTCACACTTGACCTCACTCTTTCTGGCGGTGGATGGGGTGTTGTATTCGGAGGATATGTTTTAGGACATGGTTACCTTGGCTCGAAAAACTTTAAAGGTTCAAAGACAGGGCTTGAAGCGATTATGAGAATCATGGACGTTGTTGGCGTAGATGACCTGATAGAAATGAAAGGAAAGCATGTCAGAGTTGCTACGAAAGGACTTGGACATTCAGTGAAAATTATCGGAAATTTCATTAAAGATGAGTGGTTTGATTATGGAAGTTTCTTTGATGATAAAAAACAGGAGGAATCAAATTGAATATCGTAATTTTAACAGGGCGGCTCACTGCCGACCCTGAGATGAAATACACGGCGGACGGTTCGCCGGTTGCGAATTTCTTGTTGGCAGTTCAGAGAATGTATAAGAGAGACGGAGACCCGAAATCAGATTTTATCGCTTGCGCAGTTCTTAGAGCGGCGACCGCAGAATTTTGCCAGAAGTATTTGAGAAAGGGGACAAAGGTTATCATCCACGGAAGTTGGAGAACAAGCTGTTATGTGAATGGTGACGGAGAGAAGGTTTACAAAAATAATTGTATTGTAAGTTCAATCGAATTTGCAGAGAGCAGACGGAATAACATTTCTGCTCAGGAGAACGATCCGGTACCGCCACCAGCGCCAAGTATTCCGGGAATGCCGGAGTACGATGCGGATTTGCCGTTTAATTAAAAAAGCACCGACTATTTATCGGCACTTTTTACAAAATCTTGGAGAACAGTAATGACCAGATTGTTAAAACTCCTGTTCTCCTGCTTGGCAATTTGCTCAAGCTGTTCTTTAAGCTGTATCGGGAACGTGATGTTGGTTCTGGTCTTATCAGACTTGATAGTCATGTGAAATCCCTCCCTTGTTTTTAAAACATTGTAGCATTTTTGCTTGTCGGTGTCAATCAGGTACCAAAGTGGTATCATTTTTACCTTGCAATATAGGTGTCGAAGTGGTATCATAATGGCATCAAAGATACACCGAAAATGAATCGAGGTGATAAGTCTTTGAATAGTAACTATAAAAATTTTGTAAAAGCTAAGGCGATTGAAGCTGAGAATCGTAAGAGATGGCTGAAAGTCGACCCGCATCTGAACGACAATCCCGGAATCTACATTTTGACAAGAATTGATGAAGATGGTTTTAAGTTTGGGTATGCAGGCCAGGCAAAGAAACTGCTTACCAGATTATGTCAACACAGTGTAGGACACCAACAGCACATTGACCTTAGCTTGAAGAAACACGGATTGTATTCAGAAAAAAATCCATGTGGTTGGCGTGTAGTGCATACCAATTGTCCAGAATCTGAACTTGACGAAAAGGAACAATATTATATCAAATGGCTTGCAGATCAGGGCTATCAGCTTCGAAATAAGACTGGTGGTTCTCAGGGGCAAGGAAAGAAACAGATTAATGAGTACAGACCGGCAAAAGGTTATTACGATGGTTTGAAGCAGGGCAAGAAATCCCTTGCCAGAGAACTGTCGCACATCATAGATACGCACTTGCAAGTTTCACTGAAACCAGAGAAGCAGAATAACAAAGTATCAATCCGGGCTTTCGAAAAGTTTCAGAACTTGATTGATGAGAAAACGTACGAAAAGGAATCGTAAAAATGGATAATTTTAGACATCGAAAACATATGGAATGGAAGCAGAACCGCCGGGATATTTATTATTTTATTTTGAAATACTCAAAATCGCATAAAGGCACACCTCCGACAAGAATTATATCTGATGAGCTGGAAATTAGCATGACAGCCGTTCAAAGGCATCTAAGGCAATTCGAGGACGATGGACTGATTGTATTTCATGGAACTGGTTCACACAGGACATACGAACTGATAGGAGTAAAGAAAAATGAAACTGTATGATGTATATGACGGAATGAAGTATATTGGAGAAATGACCATTGATCAGATTTCAGAGCTGACGGGAAAAACAAGGAGCCAGGTATCAAGGGCGATTTGTTCGGCCTGCCTGCTCGATGAAAGATATGCAATTGTGTATGATGGGCGGGACACAATCTGCAAAACAAATAAAAACGATATGAGAATGCTGATGGAGTTTGATGCTCTGACAGGCAACATAAGGAGGGCTGTTGGATGGGAAAGTTGAAAATCAAACAAAAAAAGAAAGCATTCATTCCGTACACGAATCAGCAGGCTCATATGTTTGCGCAGTCTATCCAGAACTGCCAGAAAGAGCTTAAGGAAATGGAAAAGAAAGCCTATGAAGATGGTTTTACCGTTGGCGAAGATTGGAGTAATACGATCAATACCGTTACAACTATGATGGCTCTGAGACGTTTATATGGCTTTTCTACGAAGCGATTGCTGGATGTGGTAAGAACTGCCAATGGGTATGTTGAAATGGCAAACAGGGGCGAAATGAGCGTTCTGAGCATGATACAAGACATTGAAGAGAACACAGATGTAAGATTCGATGAGATGAATAAGAATCTGGTTAAGAAGATGGGAGTTTAAAATGAAATTTATAGATTTTTTCGCAGGAATCGGAGGATTTCGTAGGGGAATGGAATTGGCGGGGCATGAATGCGTTGGTTTTTGCGAATGATAAATTTGCTACTGCGAGTTACATCTCAATGCACTTGCTGACAGACGAGCAACGAAAGGCATTGGAAGATATTCCTATCAAGAAAAGACAGAAAGAGATATTAAAGGAGGAATACAGAAATGGAGAATGGTATGCAAATGACATTAGAAGAGTGTATGCCGGAGACATTCCAAAAGCCGACTGCTGGTGCTTCGGATTCCCTTGTCAGGACATATCCGTTGCAGGAAAGCAAGCCGGATTTCAAGGAAACCGTTCAAGCCTGTTTTTCAGAGTTATGTACCTTGTCGGACAACTCAAAGAAGAAGATAAACCCACTTACCTTTTCATTGAGAACGTTAAAAATCTGCTTAGTGTTAATGGAGGATGGGATTTCGCCAGACTGCTCATTGAAATGGAGCAGTGGGGGTATGATGCAGAATGGCAGGTGCTCAACTCCAAAGATTTCGGAGTACCG